CGGCGGTGGAGTATATCGCGCCCAAAACGACGCCGTCCTCCAGGTTTTCGTCAAATAAGCACGCGACGTGCTCACCGATAGCCAGCGGCGCGAAGGCGCGCGCGTTGCGCGTCGTAAGGTGCGCCGGGCTAAGCCAATAGCTCACCAGGGCGTCGTCGTCTAATTCCACGCGGACAAGTCCGGCGGGGTGATCTGTCGCGCATACGGTACCGAATTTTAACATATCAACCTACTTTTTTTATTTCGAGGCTGGTCCCATATCCGCCCGCCGGGGTGATCGTGTGGCGGCTGCTTTCGATATGGTACCGGCCGGAAAACTTACCGGCGCCGGTCACCTCAATATTATTACCGGCCAATAAATTGACGTCGCCAACGACGACCAGCGCGCCGGTCACCTTTTGCGTATTCTTTTCGTATAGCGCCGCGCGCGTAACGGCCGCCGCCGTGGCGGGGTCTTTGGCCTTTTCGTATACGCGCAGCGTATCGGCGGAGCCGGTGAAAAACGCCAGGGTGTCCTCGCCATTCTCAAAAAATACCGCCTCCTGCTGCGCGCTTACCGGCGCGGCCGTTCGCGTTGGCAGGGTAGCCGAAGCGCCGGTGAAAAACGCCAGGGTGTCCTCGCCGTTTTCAAAGCTGACTATTTCCTGGGTGTCCGGGTTGTGATAACTTAGCTGCGCGCTTTTGTACGTGGCGGCGGTCTTTGCCCGGAAGGCATAACTTACCACGTCGGCCAGGTCGATCGTTTTCTTTGCCGCTTCGCCCTCCAAGGCGTAAAGCGAATAAAATACCAAATCCGCGCCGCGAACGTTGAACCCATACCCGTATTTTCTCGCCAATCTGTACAAAAAAGATAAATCCGTTTCGCGGTTTTGTGTAGCCCGACGAACGGCCAGCGCCTCGTCGATTTGTCCGGTAACGGTTAGCCCGTTGCGCTCCGCTACCTTTTCGGCGATCTTGCGCAAGCTGCTATTTTCGTGGGCGACGCTTCGGCGTGTACGTAGCGCGCGCGACGTCGGCGCGGCTATCGCCATAAGCGAAACGGTCGACGGTTGGCCGCTTACCTCGATCTGATCAATTTCAAAAAGCCCGGCCGGTACCATGTTGCCGACGAACCCGAAATAAATTTCCAGCGTGTCGCCTTTTTCCGGGTACCAATCACCAATAAAAAGCCCGGCGGGGTCCGCTAGTTGTATCGTCACTTCGTCGCTTTTGCCTGTGGCGTTGTCCAAATATTCAAATGCGGCCAGGTACGGCAATAGGTCGGCCGTAACGTTTCGCTTATTGTAGACGATCGTAATTTCGGGCGTTATCGTTTCCACGGCGGTAAGTTTGCGGCCACGCCGGTAGGCGTCGCGGTTTGCAAAATAGGCACCCGGATAACGACGCCCGCATCGAAGTTTTTAACCAGCGCCAATGTGGGGTTCGCGTTAATTACGTCCTTCCACCGTCCGGGTTCGCCGAATAGTTTTTGCGCGATCTGGTCGAAGCGTTCGCCCTGTTCGGTTGTGTACTTAATGTAATCCATTATCGGCGGAGTATTTGGTCAACGAATAGCGGGCGGCCGATCGCGGCCACGCCTGCAATACTTGCGACGGCGTTAACGCTTTGCGCCTTCGCGTTAGTGATGTCCCCGGCGGCGGCCGCTTCGGCGGCGCTGCTGAAAACAAGGGCGGCGGCCTGCGCGGCCTCCAGCATACCGGGCACGCGGCCCGCCAGGGTTTGCGCTTCCGTAAGCTTGGCGGCCGTGGCTTCGATCGCGCGGCGCGCGTCGCTATATAGGGCGCTGGCGCGGCTAAGGATAGAAACGCTATCCGCGCCCGGTATCGCGGCCTGGTCGACCAATACGGCGGCGGCCGTCACTCCGCTGTTTGCCGACAAGGTGGTAGACACTACCTGGCCCTGGTCGGTAAGCGGTAGCGCGGCCACCACGGCGGGGATGGGGTTGTTAGCGGATAGCGCCAGGGCGTTGGACGCCGAAGCCCTTAACGCCGTTCCGGCGGGGTCCGGGTCGACGTATTGCAACAACGACACGGCCACGGTAGCGGCTACCGTTTCGCCGGTCGGGTTGGCCTGCGATCTGGTGACGCTGTAAGACGTTATAACGTAGTCGCCGTATTGCCCACCTTCGTCGTCGCTTAGCGGCAACGCCGCGCCGCTTGCCTTGGCGGTTTCAAACGCAAGGACCGCGGCCGCGACGTTGATAAAACTAAAATGCAAATAGGCTTCAAAATCCAAGGTTACCGGCTCGTCGCCGGTCTTTTGCAATACGGTACCGCCTCCCACCAGCGCCGTATTGGCGTACCGGGCGGCGTGTTGGCTCGTTAGCGCCTTCGGCCCGTACTGACCGGTAAATCGTATATTTCCGAGGGTGTATGGCATTAGTAGGAAGTTCTTAATTGGTTCGTGGCAATATCGCGCAATATGCGCTCGATGTCGTTCTTATGCGCGCGCAGTTGCGCGGCAAAGTCGGCTTTTGTTTGCTCAGTTACCGCGCCGGTGAAATTCAAAACCGGGCTATAATTCACGGTGCCGCCACGGCCGCCCGCGCCGGCGCTTGGCGTCGGGCTGCTGTTCGCGAAGGTGCCCACCGCGCCCGCCATCGCGTCGACCATCGGCGCGGGTTTGATCGTCGCGGCGATCGTTTCGACCAGCTTAATTTTGTGGAGGTCTTTCAGCGGCCCGACCTTCGCCGGGCTAAACGGTAGCAGGTCGCGGACCTTTTGCACGACGGCTTTGCCCGCGTTAAAAGGCAGCATTATCGACGCGCGGATACCGGCGGCCAGCATTTCGGGAATCTTCGCGCCCGCCGCCTTCATAAAATCCCATGCGCCGACAAAGAAACTTTTTATATTGTCCCAATACTTGTAAATCAGGAGCGCCGCGCCGACAATGGCGGCCCCTATTGCGATCGGCACCGCGCCCACGGCCGCAACGGCCGCGCCGACGCCGGTAATGACGGCGGAAAGGATAGGCGCAAGCACGCCCACGGTCGTAGATATTCCGCTAATCACAAAACCGACGGCGGACGCGACGCCTAAAACGGCGGTTAGTCCTATGGCGAATTTTGCAATACCGGCGCTAAGTGCGGGGTTTGCTTCGGACCAGGCGGCCATGCGGTTAGCGATAAGCGCCGCCTTAGTGGCTAATTCCGTAACGCCCGGCAAAAGCAGCGACCCGACCGAAATAGCCAGATCGTCGGTAGCCGACTTTAATTTCAGTAGCGTGCCCTGGGTCGTGTTCATGCGCGCGGCGGCCGTGGCTTCGGCGCTCCCGCTTTTGCCCAGGGTTGAGATATAGGTCTGGAGGGCACCGGTCCGGGCTTGTGTAGTCAGTACCGCGCCCGCGCTGGCGGCCTCCGTGCCGAAGATGTTTTTCAATACTTCGGCCTGTTTGCCGGTCGGTAAATTTTTAACCGCCGTGCCAATCTCCGCCAAAATTGTAGGCATCGGCCGAAGGTTTCCGGCGGCGTCCAGGGTCGACACCCCTATCTCGTTTAAACTTTTCCGTCCCTTCGCAAGCGGCGAAGATAGGCGGAGCAAAGACGACCTTAGCGCCGTTCCTGCCATATCGGCCTGAATGCCCGCGTCGCCAAGCTTGCCAGCCATACCGGCCACCGTGCTAAGGTCGACCCCTAAAGCCGTGGCGATAGGCGCGGCGTATTTCATGGTTTGGCCTAACATTTCCAGGGTGACGTTAGACGATGTAAACGTATTCGTAAGCACGTCACCGGCGCGCCCCATATCGCGCGCCTCCAATCCGAACCCGGTAAGAATATTACTCGCAATATCGGCCGTGCGGGCCAGGTCCGTATTGCCCGCCGCCGCCAGGTTGAGCGTGCCCGGTAGCGCGTCGATTGCCTGCTTAGCGTTAAAGCCCGCCATCGCTAAAAACCCCATCGCGTCGGCGCTTTCGACGGCAGTGTATTGCGTCGCCGCCCCCATCTTACGCGCCTGCGCTGCCATCGCTTTAAGTTCGTCGGAAGATGCGCGGCTAACGGCGCCGACGTTGGCTATTGCCTGCTCAAAGTCGATCGCTTTCTTTATAGGGTAGACCAACGCCGCCCCCATTACCGCCGCAGGTACGGCGGCCTGGCGCGCGAATTGGCCGGACTTTGCCGCCACGCGCGACGACGCGCGCTGGAGCGTGTCGAGGCGCCGCGTGGCGTTGGTCGCCATACCGTTTACAACCTTCGACGCTTTGTCGACGGCCGATAAGATTATCGACGCCTGTAATACTTTCCTCATAGGACAAATTTAC